TCCTTTGTCATTTCTATTCAACCATGCACCATGACATTGCATCTTATAACTTTTACTCAAACCCATTTCGTCATAAATGTACTTCTCTACATGAGTTTGTATCTTACCTTGTATGCTTTGATACCATGGTTGTAAATGTAAATTAGTATCGCTGACCCATGCTTCCTCATCTACATTTCTGTAGAGTTTTACCTGAGATAAGTTTGCATGATCGCTGGGAGATAGTTCAAAACTATCCATGTAAATTGATGTTGGGAATAAATCGATAATCATCTGTATTTGTTTACTCCTAGTTTATTTTTATACCATACCGAAATTGTATAACGATTGCCCTGAATAACTTCTTCAACACCATGTTTAAGTTCACCTTTGAATGTAAGAACAGCACCCTTCATGGGTTTTATCTTCTCACCTTCAATGATTGTATTGCCACCTGTGAAGTTATCGTTGAGATATAAAATAGATGTCCACACATGCTCATCAAAATCTGTGTGAATTGGTTGGTAGATAGGTGCAGTCCACTTAGTGCAGTGAATGTAATTAGGAAATGCTTGGGGATCATACTTCTTAACTTCTGTAATGAGATCCGCCTGAGTTTGTTTCAAATAGTCAGTGACATCATATGGTAGAGTATTATTGTACAATACATGAATCAGTTCAGTCAAATTAATGATCTTTCTGTTTTCAAAATTAGTTCCATAGAACGGAAACATAGTCTCATGAAAGGATGTGAACCAGTCACATGTATCACCAGACATAAAATTTTCAGTTAGATATACTTCAGACATCTGTCACTACCACATTAAAAGAAAATGTTTTTCTGACTGTATCAGATCCATGTGGAGATACTCCATGTAACATGTGTGATGGAAACAATATAACATCACCTGCTTTTACATCAGGATAATAAATGTTAGATAATTTCATTTTTGTTAATATTTTGATCCATGGTTTAGTAAATGCTGTGTGATTAGCATCCCAAAAATAAAACTTCGAGAAGTCTTCACCATCATTCAAAAATACAACACCTGCAATATCACAATCGTCATGATAATGGATCTCTTGAAATGCACCCTTCTCGTATCTGTTTGCCCATGGATTTAAGAACTTGGCATTGAATTGTACACCAAGATCACCAGACAGTAACCCCAAGGGTTTGACTAAGATATCAAAGAAATCATTTACATCATATGAGTCGCGTTCAATCTTACATAGGTCTCCCCATGTAAAGTCAGAATCATCATATTTTGTGACTGTTTCCAATCTCTCTTTGAGAAGATCAAAGTCAGGCATTCTATATTGATAATAGAATTGATTACTGAAGATCTGTTTCATAAGTAAAGTCAAGATTCAATACATGTCTCATATCTGTTTGTTGGGGATATGACCCATGCCATAAAGTTGCTGGAAAAATTAATACATCACCAACACCTGGTGGAAATAATTTTATACCGTCCAAATAATAATAGAAAGAACCATACTTGTGTGGTGCAATTTCTTCCTGCACATCCAAGTATATCACACTACAGATATCATTGTTAGTATTATGTTGATGCATGGTATGAAATGTACCTTTCTCACCATACACTGTCCATGCAGATGCTAGTTTTATATTTTTTACGTTGAGAGAATCGTCAATCATTTTTTTGACTTGACTCACAATACCATTAAGATATGGAACAGTTTGTTCTTCCATTAAATGATATTGTTTTCCATGGAGACTTGTAGATATGTCCATGATATGTGGGTTGAGACACTCTAATCCACAATCTTTAACAGCAGCGTCAACATCAGATTTGAATGGTTTAGGATCATTCAATCTGTAATGATAAAAATAATCCTTCATATTATTGTGGACTTACACCACCTTCTCCTCCAATTCCTTCGCCCTGCACGTTACCACCACCAGTATATGTGCCACCATCATTAAGATCCTGTTGATAATTCCATGCAATAAATTCTGGATCTTCACATGGATTAGGTTCTGCCGCCTCTTGTTCTGGTAGAAGAATGTAATCAATACTTTCTTCAAAGTCTTTAATTTTATTTAATACGTCTTCAACTTGTTCCATGGTTGGGCAAGGTCTAGGATCTTGCCAATCAAATTTTCCATGGTTTAATGACCATTTCGCACGAGGTCTCAATAAATTAATTGCAGCGTCAAAAGCGACCCATTCATAATGTTTTTTCATTGTAATTCTTCATCCCATTTTTGTAGTTCTTCATTCCACTCCCATGTACGTTCTTCGTTAGCAGGGGGCATAGGAATAGGTGGTTCCCACTGTAATGTCTCTTCATTGAATACCCATGAATCCATACCAGCGGGTTTTGCAGACACAAATTTATCTAGATCAGCACGATAGATATCACCAATACCAGCATACATTCCACGAATGTTTGCATTGTAAGAGGTTTTCACCCAATTAGTGCTCTCACCCCAAATCTTTCTCAGGTATGCAATTGCATTCTGTTCACTTAATTCACCAGTGTCTGTCCACTCGTAAAAGTCATCAAGTTTCTCAACTCTCTCGACAACATTATTTTCATCTATTTTAGCGTAATGTGCCATCCTTTTAAATCAAAATTAAATGATCTTTAGTTATTTAGCACTTAGTGTCATAAGCATATTCGACGTGATATCCGTCTGCTCTCACATAGTGCATGAAGATTTGATGATAGTATACATCACGATCTCCTTTTAAGGGTTCTCTCCAGTGTTCTAACTCCATACCCTTATATAATACTGCATCACCATGTCTAGTGACCAGTTCTTTTATCTCACCAGTATGAAGTTGAAAGTATATGGGCCAATCATAATCAGCGTTTGTGCTGATATTCATGGACACGCTAACTTCACATGCAGGTCTATCCTTATGTCTCTCTAATTTCTGACCTTTGAAGTAAAACCTATCAAAATAATAGGTTGGATATAACTTCTCACCCAGAATTTGTTCAACATTTTGTTTTACACCATAGTATAGTTCTTTATACTTGGGGTGATTATATCTTGCAAGACTGTTAGGAACTTGTCCTTCTTCAGACAAGTTTTCCATTCTACCATGTTTATCATATCCAAACTTCCCTCTTTCTAAAGGGGGTTCTTCAATTAAAACTGGTGCGACTGCTAATTTTTTGATCTCGTAAAGACTCCACTCTGTATGATGCATTATTTCCACCTCGGTCCAGTAACCCATCCTACCAGAGTTTTACGAATACCTCCAGTAACCTCTGTAACTCTGTGAATAGTTCTACTATCAAATACAATTAACGTACCTCTCCTTCTAGGGACAAGATAAACATTATCATCAGTAGTTTTCATTTCAATATTACCACCCTGATATTCATCAGGAGAGGATAATTGTAAGATGAATGAAAGTTTTCTCAACTTATTATCTTCACCTACAGACTCAATAGTGGCATCTTGATGCCAGTTATAATACTGACCTTTCTCATATACAGTGTATTGAATCTCATCTTGATCAATACCTTCTATGTCATACTGATAGTTTTCTCGGTTTGCTTTTAATACATAAGACATACAAAACCCACCAACCCAATTGGTTGCAGGAATCCAAGAGGTTTGACTATCTCTCGTCTTAAAAGAAACACCTTCTCTTACTTGAGCAACATCAACCTTTTCATCATATGGGACACACTCCCTTTCAATGAGACTAACTAGTTCTTCAGGAATCTGTGTGTCATACCACATAGTGTTCCATGTCATAAGTTCATTATCATGTTATAATATATGTATCGAGAATTAATGATCCCCATGAGAAACCTAGGTATCAGTAGAGTTCATAATTCTGCTACTACTCTACTACAAGATGGAGAAATTGTCTACCACCTTGAGAACGAAAGATTATCCAATAGAAAATACGATGCCTTTCCGTTTCAATGTTTGACTCAGTTAGATACTAGTAACCTTGATAATATTTGTATTGCTGGTGTAGGAAAGACAACTCCTGTCGATTGTTTTGTAGATGATGATGCTTATAGTTTGTATGTAAAGACCAAAGAGAATAAGTATGATACAAACGTTTATGATCTCTCACTATCGCATCATAAACTACATGCAGCACATGCTTTCTACAACTCAGGATTTGATGAAGCAATATGTATTGTTAAAGATGGAATGGGATCAGACGTACCTTTAGTAGGAGAACAATTCCAATCAGGAACTTATGGTAGAGAACTAACAACAACATTTACAGCAGCATATCCAACTGATTTTAGAATCATTGATAGGCATGTTGCTGTACCTTTTGAAGCAAATCATAGATTTGATGAGACACTTATCTCTAACAATCTAGGTGAGGGGATGGCATTTCAAAAAACATCTATGGCATTTGGTTTTCATGAACTAGATGCGGGTAAGGTTATGGGGATGGCATCTTATGGTGAAGAACTTCCTATCTCAATATATCAAGATAGTTTAATTGATAACGAACTATTCTATATTGGCAAAGATCTTCATGATACTGGAGTAAACTTTTTATTTGAAAGTTTCAATGATAAAGCAGATTTTGCTCATACATTACAGAAACAAACTCAAGAATACGTTGCTCAATATATTCTACATCAAATCGAACGAACTGGATGTAAGAACGTTTGTCTGTCAGGTGGATTCTTTCTTAACTGTGTAGCAAACTATTATTATTTGAGTGTCCTACCAAAAGATGTCAACCTGTATATTGAACCTGTGTCTAGTGATGCGGGCACATCTATTGGTGCAGCAAAATATATTTACCACGAGAAGACTAGAGATACAACAAAACGTCCTTTGAAGAGTTTATATCTAGGACCACGAAGAGATAATATGTCTCAGTTGTATATGGAAAACACTAGACCTACAACACCATTTGAAGTGGCAGATGCTCTAGCAGATGGTAAAGTTGTTGCTATTTTTCAATATAGATCTGAAGCAGGTCCTAGAGCACTTGGTAATAGAAGTATTTTGTATGATCCTCGTGATCCGAATGCAAAAGAGAAAATCAACAGAATTAAAAAACGTGAGGAGTTTAGACCTTTCGCAGCATCAGTTATGCAGGAATATGCTAACGATTGGTTTGATCTTAGAGGAATGGAAGAAAGTCCTTTCATGATGTACGCTGTTGAAGTATTATCAGATGATATACCTGGCGTTACTCATGTAGATTATTCATGCAGAGTTCAAACTGTGACCGTTGATCAGAACTTTCATTTTTATCAACTGTTGGCATGTTTCTACGAAAAAACAGGAGTTCCTATTCTGTTCAATACATCCTTTAACCTTGCGGGTGAATGTATTGTAGAAACTCCTGCTGATGCTATCAGAACTATGAAAAATTCTGAGATTGATTTCTTATATTTTGCTGACTTAGGGTGTTGGGTATCTAATAATCACGATGCCAGAACCGCCGTTACCGCCTGACCCGTTGGGCCACGGGTTACCAGCACCTCCACCACCGCCGCCACCGCGTTGGTTAGCACCTGCTTCGCCGTATCCATTGTTGGAACGCTGAGGAGCAACACCGCCGTGACCACCGCCACCAGAACCTCCATTACCTCCACGACAGGAACCTGGATGACCACCGCCACCTCCGCCGCCGCCAGCGTAAGTAATATTTTGTCCAGAATATGTGCTATTTCTTCCATTACCGCCAGGTGCTTGACGACCGTTTCCACCAGTAGCACCACTGCCACCAGCACCGCCACCACCTGAACCAGAATAACATGCTTGGTTAGGATTAGGACCACCAGGATTTCCATGTCCGTTAGATCCAGACTGACCAGGTGCACCAGGTTGTTGTGCTCCACCACCTTGACCAGGTGATCCTCCACCACCTCCAGCACCACCGCCAGACCCACCAGGTCCACCAGGTCTGTTACCAGGTCCTGATGCACCATATCCGCCGCCGTATGCTACGAGACCGTTGAATGTAGAGGGTGAACCATTCTGACCAGGATTTTGTCCAGATTGAAATCCATTACCGCCACCACCGACACCAACACCATAAGATCCTGCGTTGAGGTTAATACCAGAGACTTGAACCCATCCACCAGCACCACCACCTGAACCGCCATCAGTTCCACCAGAGTTAGGACCAGCATTACGAGTTCCACCACCAGCACCGCCACCAACTAAGAATGCGTCTGCTACCATTCCATTTCCAGTAACTGTAAAGGTACCGCCACTTGTAAAAGTGTGAATGGTATATCCACCTGCTGTTGATACACTACCGCCAGAACCAGTTGCTCCACCACCATCACCGACATTTGCCCATTCGGTTCCATTCCAAACTTTAATTACTTCATCATCTATATCCCATGCAATAGTTCCTGTAGTCGCACTACTAGGTAAAGCACTCGTATTGTATCTCGGAATAAGAAGTAAAGAGTTAACTGTAACATCATCAGCAGTAACATCACCAGTAGATGAGATATTACCAGCAAAAGAAATATTACCAGTAGAATCAAATGTTACTTCAGGACCGTTCGCTGCCGCCTGCCTACCTTTAACTTTGTCTACTTTAATTTCAGACATGTCTTAAAAAAATCCTGTATGTTTTATTTATCATTTTACCCAAAGGTAACCGTTAGATGCACCTAAACTATCTTCTCTAAATCCACAGTTGTTACCTGATTCAGGGTGTCTACCCCAAGCAAAGTACGTTCCACCTGAGGTATGGTGGTCACCGAAACCTCTAGTTCCTGTGTTAGGACCTCTATCAGAGAGACTACCTTGATATTGATTAGAGACTCTAGTTCTAGGGTTATTATTAGAAGCAGATGCTAATAAGTCAACTGTAGCAGTAGAATCAATGAACACATCTTTATTGAATCCAGTTGCTTCCATCCAATATCTAGTAGAACCATTATAAGAGGAACCATTAACTAATGCTTGAATCCAAGCATCCGCCATCTTAGTTGTTGATGTATCTGTTGTTCTAGGACCTGTAGTTCCACTAATTCTGACCGAATTGTTAGTCATATGATCCTGACAAGTGCTAGTTCTAACATGAGCACATAATACCCATCCACCACCATTTCTAGTCATATCAACATACATTTCATATGATGTCTGACCAGGTGGTTGAATCCAATACAACCCACTAGGTTGACCCGCTAATTGACCAGTATTTGTGACAGGACTTGCTTGTGTTCCTACAGTGCCTGCTGAGGTGCCAGATGCTCGATACCATGTTGTTCCATCATAAATTTCAACATAATTCTTATCAGCATCTGTATTAATTCTTATGTGTCCTGCTTGTGGACTACTAGGTCTCTGCGCTGTAGTTCCTTGAGGGATTGTCATTCTACTCAGGCGATTATGAGCAAGAGTTCCAACAACACTGATGTTGTTAGTGCTCTCCATGGTGATTAGTCGGTCTGTTTCCGTAGACCCAAATATTTCGCCAACTCGTAATACGCTCATGGTTTTTATCTATTTATTTCATCCAAAGGTAACCGTTAGATGCACCTAGACTATCTTCACGGAAACCGCAGTTGTTTCCTGACTCAGGGTGTCTACCCCAAGCAAAATAGGTACCACCCGAAGTATGGTGATCGCCTAAACCTCTGGTTCCTGTGTTAGGACCTCTATCAGATAAACCACCTTCATATGAAGTAGAGACCCTTGTTCTATCATTTTGATTACTAGCAGATCCATTTAAGTCAGCAGTAGCACCACTAGCGACAAACATATTCTTTACAGGATTACCAAAACCATGTGCTTCTAACCACCAACGTGTTGAACCACTATAAGTTGAAGCACTACGAACAGCATTAATCCAACTATCCGCCATTTTAGTGGTTGATGTATTTCCAAATCTAGGTCCTATGTTGTTTTGTATTCTAACCGAATTATTAGTCATATGGTCTTGACATGTAGAAGTTCTTACATGTGCCATCAAAACCCATCCACCACCATTGCGATCATTATCAACATACATTCGATATGCTGACTGACCAGATGGTTGAATCCAATACAATCCAGATGGTAAACCAGCGTTTTTTAACTGTAATCCATGTGTTGCAGGATTTGCTTGCGTTCCTAAAGTACTAGTGACTGCTCCACCACCTGTTCCAACAATTGTCTCCCATGAACTTCCAGTATAAACTTCTGCAAGATTAGATTCAGTATTAAATCTGATAACACCAGTAGCAGGACTACCAGGTCTTTGTGCATCTGTACCTGCTGGCAACTTCATTGCCCCAGTATTATTATGATGAAAAATATCACCCTGAACATTTAGAGTGTGTCCAGATGGGATTGTGACCTGTCCTAAAGTAGTAGAAATGCCACCTAATTTTCCGATAGTTACTCTACTCATTTACTTTACCCATAAGTATCCGTTAGATGCACCCAAAGAGTCTTCCCTGAATCCACAGTTGTTACCTGACTCAGGATGTCTACCCCAAGCAAAATAAGTGCCACCTGAAGTATGATGGTCACCAAAACCTCTGGTTCCTGTGTTAGGACCTCTGTCGGATAAAGCACCCTGATAACTAGTAGAAACTCTTGTTCTAGGATTATCTTCAGAAGCACTATTGTTTAAATTTACAGTTGCTTCACTTTGAACAAACATATTTTTATTGAAACCAGTTGCTTCCAACCAATATGCAGTATTACCAGTATATGCAGAACCGTTTCTTAATGCTTGAATCCAATCATCCGACATTTTAGTTGTAGATGTATTATTTGTTCTTGGACCTGTAGTTCCACTAATTCTAACTGATCCTGTAGTCATATGATCTTGGCAAGTGCTAGTTCTAACATGAGCACATAAGACCCATCCACCACCATTTCTACTGTTATCAACGTACATTTGATATGCAGATTGTCCCTCTGGTTGAATCCAATAGATTCCAGAAGATTTTCCTGCTGCCATCAAAGCATTACCATCTATAGCAGGATTAGATTGAGTTCCAATCTCTTGAGCGGCAGTGCCTGTAGATAATGGTAACCAACCACCATTATAATATACCTCCACTTGATTATCGGATGTATTATATCTTATCTGTCCATTCAAAAAAGTTTTTTGATGAACTCTTTGCTGCACGTCCCATTCAGTAGTAGTTCCATAAGGAACAACCATATGACTAGTTGTCAGGTTTGTAACAATTAATTCGGACCCTGCGGTAAAATTCAATGCAGCATCTGCATCAACAGTTACTTGAAAATTATTAGCAAGTAATCCTTGGATTTGAGCAACATTGAGTTTCATTTAGACAACACTCCATGATCCACCCGATTCGACTGTAACAGTGTAACCACTCGCTACTGTGATAGGACCCGCACTCATTCCGTTGGCAAATTCTGCACCTGCCGTAGGACCAACTGTAATATTTTCTGAAATGGTAGTTGGGTTTGTTCTGATGATACTATCTGTGCCAAGAGAAGGACCACCGCCAGCAACTGAAGACCATCCAGCAGATCCTGTTCCATCATCTGCTTTGTATACTTCAGCAGCATCCAGAGTTGTATTGAAACGCATGGTTCCAACAGAAATACCAGTCGGTCTCTGTGCTGTTGTACCTGCTGGAAGTCTAAAAACACTACCAGTGTTCAAAAAACTTAGTGTGGTAATAATCGCTGATGTTGAGTCGGCAATCTGATTGCCGCTAATCTTTGTAAGTGCCATTTTTTATTACATACCCTCCTTGTTATTTAGATAGGCAATTCAAGAATATGCACCGTATCTGTAGATTGTGGTGCGTCTCCAGAACTGAATACTACGTTTGCTCCATTAGAGTCTACTGTGTAATTAGTTCCCGCAATTTGGGCAACACCATTCAAGAATACTAAGAGTGAATCATCAGTATGTTGAATACCACCACCATAAGTAGTGACTGCAAATGTCAATTGAGATCCATTACCTGTATATGTTTTGGTAATATATTTGCTTGCAGAAACAGAACCACGACCAGTAACAACTAAGTCACCATCTACCCTTACGGAACCATTGATGTTTGCCCTGTAAGGAGACGTAGGAGCAACACCAAGACCAATCCTCGTGACACCAGAGTCATTAATAACATTAATTTGACCAGTATCCGTGAGACCAAACTCATACCAGACGCCGTTGTGGTAAATCCAACCAAGAGACTTGCCAGGTGACCAGTTGATGTTATAAACAATATCACCATCGCCAGGCGTATCGTATCCTGTGATATTAGCAAAACTGGGGTTTCCGTTTGCATCTTCAGGTGCTAGTAGGGTTTGCTTAATTACTGTACCATCTTGGTTGTTGTAGGTAAACTTCTTAGCAGTAATATTATTTGTAAATGTAGTTTGTCCTTGGAAAGTAACAGGACCAGCGAAAATAGATTCCAACTGGTTAGATGCACC